TACATATGATATGATTCAACCAAAGTTTAGAAAGGTAAGAGAGTTTAACACCAATCAGAACAATAAAACTGATATGGTAAGAAAACTAATCTCAGATATAGAAACATCTACTATAGAGTTACCTACAGAAGAACTATGTCCAGAACTACATACCGAATTTGCACAGTTTACTTATAAGATGGCAAGTAACGGTAAATTATCATTCGGTCATATACCTGGAGGACACGATGACCATATTGATGCAATAATGCTTGCTAACTATAGTAGAAACCAGTTTATGGAGAGACGTCCTATGACGGTTGGAGGAATAAGAAGAACAGAAACTAAACCAGTATGGGGAGGACCTAGGTAGGTACTTAAATTCAAACCATACTATTTATTAACATATGGCAACAGTAAAGACAATACAATTAGACATTCCTGAATACCTGACCATAGAGCAGTATAAAAGACTGAATGAGTATGAAGGAGATAATAAGTTTGAGAAACTAGCACATATAGTTAGTTCTCTATCTGGGTATAATTTAGAGGAGGTAAAGTATTGGTCAATGGATAGCCTTATAGATATTATCAATAAGTATTCAGAGTCTGCCTCACATCAAAATAAGTTTCATGCCATTATAGAGTGGAATGGAACATTATACGGTTATGCAAATATTAAACAGCAGTCATTAGGTGAGTATATTGACCTAGAAAACCTTACCGGTGATCTACAAAATAACTTACACAAGATAGCCGCTCTAATGTACCGACCTGTTACTAAGCATCGTTTTAGTACTTTATCATTTGCAATCAAGCAGAAGATTAAGATGTTAAATAACGACGTAGAGAACGTATTTGATTGGTACACTATAGAGAAGTATGATAGTGAGAAAAGAAAGGAGAGAGAAGAGGAGTTTAGAGCATTTCCGGCACATATCATATTAGGAGCTTTAAGTTTTTTTTTGTCGACCGCAACTCTATACTTGAACGATACTCGATATTCGGACAACAAGAAGTCGACGATGATGGTGAAGGAGTTGTCGGAGGAGAGGATTCTGGAAGTTCTTTTGCAAAACATTGGGGATGGTTCGGTACTATCTACCAACTCACCAAAAGCAACATACTTAAAATTACAGGGGACACTGCCATCACAGATGTTAACTTCATGACCGTAGTTAACTTTTTAGAGATAGACAAAGACTATAATAAAGAATTAGAGAAAGCCCAGAAAGAGGCGATGAGAAGATCAAAATACAATTAATATGGAAGATATATTAGACGACCAAACTTTAGAACCAACTCCAACTCCTACTAAGATAAAAAAGGTATCTAAGAAAGAAAAGCCTTGCAAAGACTGTCCTGACTATGAGAAGGAAGATCTATTGAGAGATAAAGTCTTAGCATTTAGAGCTAAAGGGTATAACGATAACCAAATAGCAGCAATGTTAATGGTACACAAAGAATACGTACAATCTGTTAAATAATGGCAAAAGTAAATCTAACATACCAAGATATAGTTAATGACTTTCAGGCAGCTTGTGATGCACATCTACAGATAGCAAGCTTTGATTCCGGAACGATAGATTATTTAGATGCTTCGGCTGTAAATAGACTATATCCATTTGTATATATGAGACCTCTATCGGCAGTATTAGCTGATCGTACTCGTACCTTACAATTTGAATTATATAGTTTAGATCAACCGGCATTAGAAAGCAGTAGTAACATCTCAGTAGTATCAGATACAGAACAGTACATATACGACTTAATGGCTTGGTTTAATTGGGGACCAGCCGATCGTCAGCAATGGTATGATGTACAATTAGCATCAGCAGCTCCAGTAAACGAAGCATTCCAAGATAGAGTATTTGGATGGGTAGCTACTTTAAACGTTATTACACCATTTAACTTAGACTATTGTAATTACCCACAATAATGACTATAGAAGAAGCATTATTAAGAGTTGGTGAAGAACTTAAGAAGGCAATGACTGCCGAACTTAAGAGTAACGGTTCATACGGTACCGGTCAATTAGCTAGCTCTATTAAGTATGAGGTTCGTCAACAGAACTATGAATACGACCTTGTACGTACAATGCTTAAGTATGGAGAATATGTAGATAAAGGTATTGGTAGAGGACCTGGTAGAATGCCTCCGGTAAGAGAGATAATGGAATGGATACAGTTAAAACGTATTCCTGTTCCTGCATCAATGACTATAGAGTCTTTTGCTTTTGTTATAGCAAGAAAGATTGGAAGAGAAGGAACTGATCCAAGACCAAAGCCATTTATTACTCCTTCTATAAACAGAGTACTTCAAACTACAGGTAAAGAATTATTAAGTGAGGCAGGTGTAAATACAGTACTAGCTAATATAAACGGTGAACTAAAAGACGTAAAAATAACAACATAAAATGGCAGTAACGGTATTAAATAGTCCAACTACCCCTAACGTAACAGGAACAAAGCTTGTATATAGTATTAGTAGTTCTATTGCAAACCAGTTTCAGTTCCAATATGTTACGGACATTTACGAGTCTGGTAGTAGTACTTTACTTACACGTCTTTATACTTACCCTAACCTTGAAGGTAGCGGTATTGTAGATGTAGCAAAGATATTAGACGATAATCTTGAATACGACAACTATTGGAAAATAACCGGTAGTATAGCTCCACAACAATCTGTTAAGACCTTTGACATTAGATTCGGAGAAGCATACGGTTCAAGTATTTCTTCTTCTGTAACTATATATACAGGTTCAACACCAAACTACTTAGAGGTATTTCCAGGTATAGTAGATGCTAATTCAGGTAATTTTAATTTTGTCACAGCATCTTTAATACCACCTAGCTCAGCTAGTGCTTATCTAACTAATGCTCCTTATACATTTCCTCTTATACCTTTTTTTAGTTCAAGTATACCCACAACTGGTTTTGACGGTGTGTTACTAAGTGTTAACGATTACATGACTGCTACTGCAATAAAAGAAGTTAGTGGAACTCCTAACTATATTTCTTTTGCCTGTACTAAAATAGAAAACGGACTTATAGTATCCGGCTCAGGATTTACTGTTACTATTGATGATAGACTTAATCCAAAAAACTTTCCAACATACGGTATAGGTCCTAAAAATTTAGCTGAGTATAGTACTACTTTTGCAGATGCTATAGCTAGTGGTAGTGTTAATGCTTACCATACATTTGACGATTATGGAGAGTTTGTAGTATATATTAAAGAACTTTGGGATGGAGTGCCCACTAAACTTGGACAAGGTAGTTTTTTTAACAGTCCAGAATATAAATGTGAAGATGAATACACTAGATTTGCATTTATCAACAAGTACGGCTTTTGGGATTATTACAACATATACAATCCTACAAGAAAGGTAACAGACGTAGATAGAAAAATCTTTGATCAGAACTACGTAGATTATTCATCTATACAAAGTATCTATTCTAAAACGAACCGTGGAGAGACACAATATAACACAGGATATACCGATACTTTTGAGATAACAACAGACTACATACCAAAAGACTTTGCAGATTGGTTAACAGAACTATTTGATTCACCAGATGTTTACATACAATCTAACGGAGAATTTATTCCGGTCAATATTACTAACACATCATATACCTGGAATATGAACGACAATAGACAGAAACTATTTCAGTTTAACATACAGTATCAATACGCTAATCAAAGACCGGACAGATAATGGCTATAAGTATTATACAGCAACCATCAGGTTCATCTAACGCTACATTTACACAATTACCCTATGTGGTGTCTGGTAGTACAAATACTTCTCAACAGCAGTTTGAGTATGTGATGGATATATACCCGTCTGGTAGTAGTACGTTATTATCAAGAGTAACACAGCCGGTTAATCCGGCAGGTGTAGCGGTATTTAATCCTTCAAGAATATTTCAAGGAGATGCTGAATATAGCCAGGAGTGGAAAGATATGTTTAACTCTGGTAGTCTTATAAGTGATAAACAATACGAAGTAAAGTTCGGAGAGAAGTACGGTACGAGTATAAGTTCATCAGTAACAATTTACCCTAACCAAGTATCTTCTTCTATAGCTTTAGTTCCAGCATCTATAGACCCTAATCAAGGTAGTTACGATCTGTATAGTGTGTATCCTTATTTGGAAATAAAAGTTGGGGGTGCTGACCCTGGTCCATTACCCGGTAATGATGATACACAGTTAAGTGATAATCCGTATTTATTTTATTTAAAAGATGATCCAAGAAACCCCTATACATACGATAACGGGCTTAGTGGTCAATTCTTAATATCATATCTTCCTCTTGCAACACAAGATTATAATACTACAACACACTTAGTAAAAGGACTACAGCCTGGACGTTTATCTGTTGATGTAAGAGATATAAATAACAACTTTATATTTGTAGGGTATCAGTTTATAGATGAATCTATAGTACAACCACAGTTTCTTGGTAAAAGATCTTACTACTCAGGTAGTATAGATTCAAATGTAAATTTATGGACTATAGGTTCAGGACCTGCCAACCTTAGACAGACTCCTATGGAAAATGAATATACTGCTTCTTTAGGAAATCAAACGTTTGGTGATGTAATAGATAGCGGGTCATGGGCTTCATACAGAGTATTTGGAGAAATATTCGAAACAGGAGGAGGAAATGCAGATATAGACTTTATATATGTGTATAATGAAGAACTATTAAAAAATAACGACATACGTAATATTGTTACAGGTGTTTTAGGTAATGACAATATTCCTTTCTATGTAAGTTGTAATCAAAAAGTAAGGTTTGCCTTTATTAACAGATACGGTGTATGGGATTATTGGTCAAACTTTAATCCTGTTCGTAGAAACACAGATGTACAGAGAGATACAGTAAATCTACCCAAATTAGATTATAGTGGCATTACAAGTCCATATAGCTATATCTCTAGAGGAGAGGAAACCTACTTTACAGACTGGACGGATACATATACTGTTGATACTCCCTACTTAGATGAACCATTTGCTAACTGGTTAGAACAGCTTATAGAATCACCATCGGTATTTATACAGGACGGCGATGATTTTATTCCTATAGTTATTACAAATTCTTCTTATACATCAAATACAAACGAGAATAGACAAAAGCTATTCCAATATACAATAACATTTAGACCTGCTAAAGGTAGACAACTATTCTTTTAAGTATGCAAAGTGATTTAATTATAAGAGTAAGATACGAAGGAAGCATTTATGACCTAGATGTACTAAACGAGGTACCTCTTAGAGTAGATATGTCTACTGTAGAAGTAGGAGAACTAGGCCGTATATTTGGTATTGGTAGTCAGCAGTTTACTCTTCCTGGTACTAAAAAGAATAATAGATTCTTTAAGAATGCATACGACATTGCTGCCGATAATCCTCCTTCAATGTATAATAGTATAGATGGATATGTTATACAGAACGGAGAGACGCTCTTACAAGGGCAATTCCAGTTAATGGAAGTAGTTACAGATGAAGATGGCTTTGTTAACTATAACGTACAAATATCAGACAAGGTAATTCAGTTTAATGAATCGTTAAAAGGTAGGTTTGTAAAAGATGCTGATTGGTCAGCATATACTCATACACTAACCTCTAGTAGTATATATGATAGCTGGACAGGTGGTTTATTAGGTGGTGCAGTATTTTATCCATTAGCAGAATACGGTAGACCGGAAGACGAACAAGATAGTTCTCCTTATCCTTACTTTGGTTTTTATGACGGTGGTATAGGCTCACCTCTTAGACCTGTTCAAGTAGAACAGTTTCTCCCGGCTGTAAAAGTTAAAGATGCTATAGATGTTATATTTGATCAAGTAGGGTTTAGAGCCACAGGTAGTTTCTTGGAGAAACCAGAGATCGATAACTTATACATGCTTACAAAAGCAAATGATGAGTTTGGACCTTTAGTACCTAGTGCTTCTGCTACATTTACCGCCCAAGGTGATGGTGCTAATAAATTAGTATTCTTAGGAACTACAAACGGTAAGGTACCCGTACAAACAGAGTCTTTTGATCCTTTAAATGCTTATGATACTACACTAAGCGAGTATACAGCACAGGCTTCTGGTGATCATACGTTTAATGGTAGTATTACTTTCTTTAATACTGTATCTAGTCCTTCTGAATCAGCTAGAGTTAAACTAGATTTAGCAGCTGGTACTTTCGGAGTATCTAGTACAATTATATCTTCGGTACAAAAAGACCTTACAAGTACTTCCGGTACTGGACCATTTACTTTATCTGTTGCAGGTACACAATCATTAACAGCAGGAGATGATGTATGGCTACAAATATCTTATACAGCATTAAGCGGTACTCCTATTACTCTTGTACTATTAAGTGGTACTGGTAGACAGTTTAGATGTACTTCAGCACCTAAAGCATTTGCCGGAGCTACTATTAATATGGCTGAACAGTTTAATCCTGAACTAAAAAGTGAGGATATTATTAAAGGTCTTATTACTCAGTTTAATTTAGTAATGATACCTGATCAAAATAATCCATCTTTTATTCAGATAGAAACGTTCGATGATTGGATTAGATTTGGTAATTATGTTGACTGGAATGAAAAATACGATACTAGCCAAAGAGTATCTATAACACATACAATAAATGAGTTACCTAAACAAGTAATTCTTTCTCAGGCAGAAGATAACGATAGATTAAGTAAGATAACTGTAGAACAAGAGCCTTACCGCCAGTATGGTTCATTAGAGTTGTTTGCTGAAAGTAATAATGCAATAGGAGAAGATAAATTAGAAACAGTATTTGCACCAACCATATTAGGAGGAGTGTATGATGCTAGTAATTTAGCTAGTAGTAGTTTTGATATCGATACTGACAGTACAGTAGTTTATCCTCATTTATACAAATACGAAAACGATAAAATCTTACCTTACGGTTTCAAACCAAGATTAGGGTTTAGAGTAAATAATGAATTACCATCAGGTAGTTTACTTTTTATTGGTGATCCATCCGGTGGAGGAAGTTATACCGGACTAACTATTTCAGGATCATATGGAACACTATCGAACCTTTCGCAGTTACCAGGAGTTCCAGGTAGTACCATTGATCTACACTTTAACAATACTTATACTGATTTCGGTTCTACTGCATTAAACTTCGATAACGGTATAGATTCTTTCAATAGATACTGGAAGACGTATTACGATAGTCTATACTGGGATGATGCTAAGAAGATTACTCTGTCGGCTAAGTTTGAACCGTACGAGTATAAGAATATAAAACTTAATGATAAGCTTTTAATTAAGAACCAATACTACCGCATTAATAAGATAAGCGGTTTTAATGTTTCATATAGAGATGTAGTAACGGTAGAATTAATTAGATTATATCCAGCTTACTTCCAGTTTGGTACTGCACCACAACCTACTCCTAGTCCAAC